ATTTACTAACAACTTCTACAGCAGATGGTGATGGAGACTTCTTTGTAGTTGTAGATTCTGTTGGTGCTGAGAAAAAATTAACAAAAGCAAATATTAATATATCAGGTTTTAATAACGATAGTGGATTTACTACAAACACAGGAACGGTTACTTCAGTAGGAGTAACTGCTGGATCTGGTTTAACTGGTGGTGGAACAGTTACTACTTCAGGAACTATAAATTTAGATGTTGGTGCAGGAACAGGTATTGATGTAGCTGCAGATGCAATATCTGTTGATGTATCTGATTTTATGACCAATGGTGTAAATAACAGAGTTCTTACTGCAACTGGCGCAGATGCCATGAACGCAGAAGCAAATTTAACTTTTGATGGCACTGATTTAACTGTAACAGGTAATGTAGTACCAGGAACAACTGACACCTATGATTTAGGTGCAGTGTCAAATGTTTGGAGAAACATATACACTGGAGACTTACATTTATCTAACGAAGCAAAAGAAGAAGGTAATGCTATTGATGGCACAAAAGGTAATTGGACCATTCAAGAGGGTGCTGAACATCTATATATTTTAAATAATAAAAATGGTAAAAAATACAAATTCAAGTTAGAGGAAATGTAATGATTTTTAATTTTGATAAAAAAGAATATGATAGCGAAAAATTATCAGATGAAGGAAAAGTAGTTTTACAAAAACTTCAAAACATAGTTATTCAGAAACAACAGTTAACTATTCAATTTACTGATTTAGAAGTTCTACAAAAACATTATTCTGATTTACTTAGAAAAGAATTACCTACAGAAGAAAAAGAAGAACAAAAAATAGGAGCCTAATTTATGGCCCTAGGAGTCACAGCATATACAGAAGCACCTTTCGGTGCAGAAGCTTCAGATGTTATAGCATATCCATTAGGTATTGAATTAACAACTCAAGAAAATTCAGGAATAGTTATTGGAGATGCAAATGTTCCTGTAACAGGAACACCTTTAGTTTCTACTGTCGGAGATGTAATTGGTTCTGCCTTTGTATTGGTTGAAACAACTGGTCAATCTTTATCATCAAATTTAGGAACAGTTACAGAAGTTCCAGTTGGACAACAGGTTGATGTAACAGGTTTTGAATTAACTGCCAATGCAAGTAATCCTACTCATGATACATTAACAGCTTTTGGTGAAGCACCTTTTGCTACATTAAGTCCAGCTACGTTTAATATTCCTGTTGAAGTAGAGGCTACAACAGGTGGTATTGTTGGAACATTCCCTTTACCTATGTCATTAGGTGATGTTGCAATTACAGGTACTGCTAATCTTACTTTAACTGGTCAAGCTTTAACTTCTAATTTAGGTTCTGTTGCAATTACTGCTGATGCAAATGTTGATATTACAGGTCAAGAATTAACTGCTGCAGAAGGTACAGTTGTCTTAGACGCGAATACATTTGCTGTAGTTTCTGGTGAAGCAATGACTGTAGAAGAAGGAACTGTTTTTGCTTTTGCAGATGTAGATGTTGCAGTTACTGGTCAAGAATTGACTATGCAAGAAAATGCTCCAACAGTTACTGGAGATGCAAATGTTTCTGTAACTGGAATAGGCTTTACAGCAAATCTTGGAACAGCAGTATTAGATGCAAATACTTTAGTAGATTTGACGGGTCAAGCAATGACCATGCAGGAAGGTACCGCTACTGCAGATGATGCAAGTGCTGAAATCACTGGACTTTCTATGTCAATGTCGCTAGGAACTGTTAAAAATATTATGTGGAGCGAAGTAAATACAGGAACCACTCAACCTTGGACAGAAGTTGACACTGCTGCATAAATGAAATATTATGGTATAATTTAAGGAATTTAATATATGGCAAATACTACATCAGCAAGTTTAAAATTAACGGTTCAGGCAACTGGAGAAAATTCAGGAACTTGGGGTCAATTTACAAATACTAATTTATTAATTTTAGAACAAGCGATCGGTGGATATACTGGAGTTGCTTTAAATGCTACAACAGGTGCTACTTTAACATTTTCAAATGGTATTTTATCAAATGGTAAAAATCAAGTTATACGATTAACGGGAACTATTACAAGTGCTGTTAATGTTACAATTCCGGATTCAATTGAAAAAACTTATTTAGTTGAAAATGCAACTACAGGTGCTTTTACTGTAACATTTAAAACAACTAGTGGAACAGGTACTACTTGGTCTACTACAGATAAAGGATATAAAATTTTATATTCAGACGGAACCAACATTGTAGATATTACAGCTGACTTAGGTGATATATCTTCTGGTGCTATTACTGCTACAGGACATGTCCTACCTGGTGCAAATGATACCTACGATCTAGGTGCTGTGGGTAATGTATGGAGAAACATATATACAGGAGACTTACATCTTTCTAATAAATTTAAAGAAAAAGGTAATATAGTCGATGGAACTAAAGGAAATTGGACTTTACAAGAAGGTGAAAATGATATATTTATGATAAATAATATATCTGGAGAAAAATTTAAAATTAATTTATCCAAGATAGAAGGAAATTCATAATGGGACTATTTTCAGGTGGAACAGAAATTATAAACAATGGAGAATTGTTAGAAGGTGGTATTCCAACAGCAACGATTGTACCTTGGACTACAGCATCTGTTCCCTCAGGATTTTTAGAATGTGCGGGTGCAGCAGTTTCAAGATCAACTTATGCTGCATTATTTGCAATCATAGGTACTACTTACGGCGCAGGTGATGGTTCAACAACTTTTAATGTACCAAATCTTCAAGATAACGTTGCAATAGGTAAATCCGGAACTAAAAATCTTGGTTCAACTGGTGGAGCAAACACAGTAACTCCAACTGGAAACATTGCAGGTTCAACAGCAAACGCAACTTTATCAACAGCACAACTTGCTTCTCACTCACATAGTGGTGGTGCAAGTCCGGCTACACCTTATTCAAACAACAACCCTACTCCAAGAAATAACCCTCAAGGTCAGCAAGATACTGGTTCAGCGGGAAGTGGTAGTGGACATTCTCATAACATGAGTGCAAACTTTGCTGGTAATGCAACTTCTGTTGTACAACCATATTTAACAGTAATGTATATTATTAAAACTTAGGAGAAAAAATGGCAGCTAACGGAAAATGGACAGTAGTATTTGATGATAAGTTAATCATAAAAAAAAGTGGAGAGTTTAACGCTAGTAATGGTCCAGCATATCCAATTGATGATGACGCTTTTTGGTCTCAATCAAAATTTTCAAATATTTGGGCAATTCAATATGGAAATAACCCTGTTTCAGATGAAGTAGAATATAGAGATGATACTCCACACTCTTCTTATGCAGATGCTAATTTGGGTGATTTTCAAGAATTTATTACAAGATGGGATTCAGCTCACTTAGCTAAGTTACAATCTAATTGGGATTTAGATAATCAAGTAGTAGAAGATCCTGTAGGTTCAGAAACATATAGAGATGAAACTGAGGCTGAAAAAATTGCTAGACTAGGTGCAAGACCTACATCTTATTCATCATAAATTTTAACTATTTAAATTTGATCATAGGCGTAATCTTTATTAGGACCGTTTTGATTAACGTAATGAAAGAATACTTGCGCTAAACCTTCACCTCTATAAATACCAGGACGACCATGTTCTTGATCACAACCATCATATAATAAAGCATCTCCTTCCTCTAATTCAAAAGACTTATCTTCAATTATAATAGGCCAATTATCATATTTTTTAATACATGCTGTGACTGATATTTCACATGATGGCCTGTCAGTATGTTTAGCTAATGATCCACCAAAAATATAATATCTCCAATATGTATAAGTAGGAAATAATTTTAAATTAGATTCTTTTTCAACTAATGGTAATTTAGTGTACAACAAAGCATTCATTAAAGGATCGTTATACCAAGAAGGTGAAAAAGATTGTTTATCTATTACATAATCTTTATTTTGATCTATTCTGTTATAACAATATTTATCAAGAACATTTAACTCTTCTTGATTAAAGAATTTTTTTATTAATTTATATTCTATCGCAGCCATGCAACAACACTATATCTTGTTCCTTTTGTAATAGGTTCAATCATATGTGGATACATAAAATTGCTTGGAAAAAATACAATAGATCCTTTACCAAGTTTTAATCTAATTATTTCTTTTTCTTTTTGATCTGTAAAAATTAAATCCCCACCTTCATAATCATCATTTAAATTTAAAATAACACTTAGTTCTCTACTTGATGAAGTGTAATAATCTGTATGTACTTCGTATTTTCCTCCAATTTCATATCTCAACAAATCAATTTGACTTATTTTTGTGCTTTCAATTTTTGGAAACTTAGATTTATAAAAAATGAAAATTCTTTCTATTTCTTTTTTTATAAAATTCCAATAAAAAACATTAGTAGGTGTTTTAAAATCTAAATAATATCCATATACATTTCTTACATCTTCTTTTAAAACTCTATCGGCAATAGGCAATTTTTCTGTACTTTTTGATTTTATTAAACTAATTATTTTTTCAATAAATTCTGCATGAATTATATTTTTTAATTCCATTATTGATTCTGTATGATACATTTTATCGTAATAACATCCAAGATGTCAGAATATATTTTTCACCTGATAAAGGTGGATTACCTCTATGTAAATATGGAAATGCAGCAGGCCAAATAACTATTCTACCTGCTTTAGGTTTAACTCTTTTTGAAAAATGTAAAAATTCTGTTTCTCCCCCTTCTTCTACATCATTTAAATAAATAGAAAAAACAAAAGCACGTGATCCATAATCAAAACCTGGTCCGTGTTCTATGTGCCAAACGTGATATCCTTCTGTAGGTAATGTTTTTTGAAGTTTTAAACTAGTAAAATAAAATGGATTATCTTTTGCTCCAGGGCCTAAATAAGCTTCTATAGCTCCTACATTTTTAATATAATGTAGCCATGCCGTTTCATAATTAATAATCATTGATTTTAATTCTTCCCACCATATTTCTAAATTATAATGAGTTGCAAAAAATTGTTGATCTTGTTTTTGTAATATAGATGCGTTTTCAAAACCTATTCTATTTATTGTATTGTCAAATTTATTTTGATCTTCATATAGTTTAATGGCTTTATTACATTCTTCTTTAGTAATATAATTATCGTATACAGCTATAAAATTATTTATATTGACTGTCTTTTCGGACATAGTAAAATACCTTTCATTATCGTAATAAGTAATATATAAATCATTATATGCTACAAAAATTAAATTTCAAGCCTGGTTTTAATAAAATGGTCACTGATTCCGGAGCCGAGTCTCAATGGGTCGATGGTGATTTTGTTAGATTTAGATATGGACTTCCTGAAAAAATAGGAGGTTGGTCACAACTTACTAATTCCAATAATACCTTACCAGGTGTATCACGTGCACAACATGCTTTTACTAGTATCGCTGGTGAAAAATATGTAGCTATTGGCACATCTCAAGGTTTATTTTTATATTATGAAGGTGAGTTTTTTGATATTTCTCCATTAGACACAGCAATCACAGGAGCCGACTTTGATGCAACAACCGGTTCAGCAACCGTCACTGTAAATAAAACTGCTCATGGATTACAAGATGGAAGATATATAACTTTTTCATCTGTCACTGTGCCAACAGGATCAGGATATGCTACATCTGATTTTGAAGATAACACTTTTGAAGTTTTAAATAAAACTGCAAACACTTTTGAAATTACCATGCCATCAAATTCAACTGGCACAACATCTGGTAC